GGCAATACCAAATGGCTGACGAAAAAAGAATGCGAGTTGTTTTAACCCGAGCAATGCGGGACTTGTTTTTGAATAACAAGTACCGCCGCCTTGATGAAATAGCCGCCTGGCTTGGAAAGCCGGAGGCGACTATTCGAAAGGAAATTGACCCGCACGCGCTCAGCGGAAAAATGGGTGCCTTGGATATTGCAGAGGCCACCTACTACACCCGCGACTGGAATTTTTTAAATGCCTTTGCTGCCGAGTGCGGCGCTGCGGTTTATGCGCTGCCCGGCGGCGCGGTGGATGGGACTACGGTTCACCACAAGCTGGCCGGCATGGCCAAAGAGTTTGGTGAGCTGGTAACTCAGGTTGCTGAGGCGGTGGCTGATGGCAACGTGACGGCCAACGAGTACGCCCGCTGCCACAAAGAAGCTTGTGAGTTGATTGCTGCGGTGCAAGCAACCCTTGAGCACCTCGGGCAACTGCGCGAGGAACAGATCACGCGGCTGGAGCGCCAACTAGAGCAAGCCAGGTCAGCGGCTGAAGTTCGGCGCTGAGGTTTGGCGCTGGGAAATTTTTTAGCTCGCGGTGTTATCAAAGGGGTTTTATGCCGTCCGTTAATAAGGTGATTTTGATTGGCAATTTGGGGAGAGGCCCTGAATTGCGCTATACGAATAGCGGAATAGCTATTTGTAGCCTGCGCCTAGCAACCACCCGCAAATGGCGGGATAAGGCCAGCAATACCACGCGAGAAGAAACCGAATGGCACTCGGTTGTGCTCCTGGATCGCTTGGCGGAGGTGGCTGCTGAGTTCTTGCAAAAGGGCAAGGCCGTTTATATAGAAGGCCACTTGAAAACCCGAAAGTGGCAGGACAAGGATGGGTTTGATCGCTACACCACCGAGGTTGTAGCTGAGTCAATGCAGCTGCTGGGCGGCGCCGGGCATGCGGGCGGGGCAGACGGGGTGAGCGGGGAAGAGGCGGTGACGCCGCACCAAGCGAGCGCTGACGCCTCGCGCCGCCGGCCTCGCGCATGACCTCGCCGTCTATCCCTGAGCTGATCTGCCGGAGCAAACAAGCCATGACGGCCGAAGACGCCCGGCACATAGCCAACGAAATGCGCCGTCGCCGCGATGGGCGGGCCATCAGCCCGTATCGCTGCACTGTTTGTGGCTGCTGGCACATCGGCAGCGCACTCAAAACTGCGTGCAAGAGCAAGTGCAAGAAACGGAGATTTGCATGAAACTGATTCCCCCCAAGCTAGCCGCCGATTTCTTGGCGGCTTCAGCCAAGCATTTAGGCGTGCGTTTGACGGTGCGCTTATTTGCCAACCTAACTGGCCTAAACGCAGATATGGCTCGCTGGTGGGTGCGCTACAGCCCCACCTTGGAGGGGTTGCGTTTGCTTCACCCCTGCATGCAGCCGCCGCGCGCGGTTGACCCTGTGGCGCATGTTGCAGCCAGGTGCGCAACAGGCATGAGACAGGGTATTGGCTGCTGGGAGTGGCTGGGCAGTTGCACGCCTTGCGGGGTTCCTCAGATGCGCATTGAGGGTTACACCGGGCCAGTGCGGCGCTGGCTGTATGAGGCGCTGAATGCTGGGCCACAACCCAAAGGGATGCGGGTCATCTCCCGCTGCTTGAACGAGCGATGCGTTGCTCCCCACCACATGCTGCGGATGTCGCCCTCACAGTACAGCAAGTGGTTGCACCGAGAGCACATCTCAAATGCAGCCAAACGTGACGGGGCACGCCGGGCCGCTCGATTGAGGGGGAGCACGCTATCTGATGAATTGGTGGCCGAAATTCGCAGCCTAGCGCGGCAAGATGGCCTGAACGGGCTGCAAATCTCTCAGCGCATTGGCCGCAGTCATTCTGCGGTGTGTGACGTGCTGAGTGGCCGGTCGCACAACGCGCACATGGGGGCAACGGGGGCCGCCACCGTGGCGGATGCTCGCAAATCTGAGCCGGTGAATGTTTTGGCGCTGGCGGCAAAGGCTAGCGTGTTTCGCATAGGAGCCGCCGCATGAGCGCGCAGAGATCATCGGTGTGGTTGGCCAAGGGTCAAGAGGTGCTGCCCGACCCTCCGTATGCGCATGACGTGCGCGCAAAGGGCTGGCTGTTCAGCCTGGATTGCGAGCGCATGTATCAGAGCGACACCTGGGTGCTGACGGCGCCGGAGGTGCGTCCGTGGCTGCTCATCACCTGGGTTACGTCGTGGACACAAACGCCTTGTGGCTCCTTGCCTGCCAACGACGATTTGATTGCCGCCCACACCGGGATGCCTTTGCGCCAGTTTGCAGCTCACCGCGACCTGATTATGCGGGGCTGGTACTTGGCCAGCGATGGGCGGCTGTACCACCCGTACATCACAAGCATGGTGCAGACGATGCTTGGCCGCAAGGCTAAAGACACTGAGCGCAAGAGCGACTGGCGGCGGCGAAAGGCGGCCGCTGAGGCAGCGGCTGAGCCGGTTCAGCCCCAAGCCCAAGCCGAACTCGCGGCGCAGGAGCGCACGCAGACTCATCCTCATGCCGATGAAATGTCCCGTGGGACAGACACGGGACAGACACGGGACAGACGTGTGACGGACGTGGGAGCGACGACACCTATACCTATACCTATACCTATACCTACTACTACTGGGAAGGTAGTTCCTTTTGTGAAAGGGGGTGTGGGGGAAAGTTTTGCCTCGCTGCCTGAAGGCAGCTACGGCCAAGACGATGGCCTTGCGCCAGCCTCATTGACCAATCCAGCGCCGGCGCCGGCACCAGAACCGCTGCCATGCCATCCAGAACCCATCACAGCACGCCCAAAGCGGGTCAGCAAGGCGCCACCACCGGCGAACGCTTTGGAGGCCCAAGAAGCACCGTTTGATGCCGGTGACGCGGCTCAAGCCGCACTGCTTGCGCAGGAGGCCGTTTGCGATAAAGCCCACCCCCTACCGATCGACTGGACTCTCCCCAAAAGCTGGGGTCTCTGGGCAATGGATGCCTCGGAGGGGATGGGCTGGAGCCGCGAACGCACGCTTGCCGAAGCGGCCAAGTTCCGCGATCACTGGCGGGGCAAGTCCACCACGAAGGATGGGCGCAAAAGCGACTGGAAGGGCACCTGGCGCAACTGGTGCCGCAACGCAGAGCAATTCGCGCCCAGGGCATTTGCGGCTCAGGGGGTGCCCGCAAAAAGCGTCCGCACCGAGAGCCGGCAGGAGGCGCTTGAGCGACGCAATGCGGAGGTCGCTCGGAACTTCATGGAAAAGCAAAAAGCCATCAACGGGGCCGGTACGGCACAAGGAGAGCTGTGATGCAAGCGCAAAAAATCACCGAGAACGCCGGCGAGTTCGTCGTGCTACTGCAAGGCGTGCACGATTTTTACGGCAAGGACATGAGCGAGTTTGCGCTGGGCGTCTGGGTGCAAGCATGCCAGGCGTTCACCCTGGAGCAAGTGAGCAAGGCGTTCACGGCCCACACGATGGATGCCGAGCGCGGCGCGTTCATGCCAAAGCCAAGCGACATCGTGCGGGCGCTCTATGGCACGGTGACGGATCGCAGCTTGGTGGCATGGGGCAAGGTGATGGATGCTGTCCGCTTGGTGGGGGCTTACAGCTCGGTGGCGTTTGACGACCCAGCAATCCATTGCGCTGTTGAGGACATGGGCGGGTGGCCCAAGGTCTGCCGCGAACCGCTGGACGCCTTGCCGCACACGCAGCGCCGGTTTTGCGATGCCCACCGTGCCTACACGACCCGTGGCACTAGCGAGTACCCGCGCTACCTGCCGGGGGTGCATGAGCTGGAGAACCGGGCCGGGGGGCATCGCGTTGCGCCGCCCGTGCTGATTGGCAACCCCGAGTCCGCTCAGCAGGTGCTGCGCTTGGGTGGGGATGGCAAAAAAACTCAGGTGACGCACCTTGTTGGCTCCTCTGCGGCGCTGCGCATTGGCCGCGCTCGGGAGGCCGCATGATCTTTGCACTTAGTCGGAGGCAAGCATGGTGAAGCGCGAATGGGAGGGCATCAACGGGCGCAACCAGCCCAAGCTGAAGGTGCCCGGTGTGATGCGTTGCGCACGCTGCGGTCGGGCGCTGCTGCACCCGCTGCCCAGCGGCGAGCACATCGGGCGGCACTGCGCCAAGAAGGCCGGGCTGTTGCCTGGCCAGCCCGACCGCCGCCGTGGCCCCCACCTGTTTTCGCAACGGGTGCGGCGAATGGCGACGCGCCGCGCCAAGGAAGGGCAGGTGGACTGGGTGGATTTGGTTTTGGGGATGACGAAGGAGCCGGCGCCTGAGGCAAATGACAGCAAGGCGGCGGGTAGTGATGGGCTGGCCGTGGCGCGGTAATTCGCACTTTGGGCACGCCGAGCGAGGCAGATAGTTGCACCACATCAACCGCAGGCAGAACCATGCAGCCAACTCCAACTGCAACCAAGAAGACCAGCAAGAAGACCGCACCGGCCGCCAGAGCGCCGGTTCGGTTCAGTGAGCTTGATGACTCCGCCGTCTTGCGACAGAACCAGATCATTCCCGACCTGATCCCCGTGGGGGCCTCGACCTGGCTGCTATGGGTGCGCAACGGGCACGCTCCCAAGCCGCACAAGATCGGGCCAGGCGTCACCGTGTGGCGCGTGGGTGATCTGCGGGCGTTCTTGGCAAAGCCGCAGCAGCAAGGAGACACCGATGCATGACTTGACCGCTTTCATCTCCCGCGAAGGCGGGGAGCTGGTAACCGACTCTCGGGCCGTGGCCATCGCGTTTGGCAAGCAGCATGCACACGTCATGCGAACCATCAAGGAAATGCAAACAAGTTCGCACCCAGAAATTGCTGAACACGGACGCTCCAATTTTGGAGAGTCCTCCTACGTCAACGCTCAAGGTAAGCGCCAGCCCATGTACCGCATGACGGCGGACGGCCTGTCCGAGCTGGCGATGAGCTTCAGTGGCGACAAGGCGCGCGTTGTGCGGATTCGCTTCATCGCAGCTTTTCGGGAGGTCTCGCGGCGCCTTGCGAACGCTGAGAAGACGATCACCGAGATGCTGCGTGACTACGAAAAACGGGCGGTGGCCTCGGAGACCAAGGGGCGCGTCGGGTCGATGCTCATGAACAACCGGCGCAAGGAGAAGCCGTCGTTGCAGGAGGAAGAGGAGCGGCTGAAGGAAATTGCGCAACCCAAGCTCAGTGGGATGGATGTTGCCGGCGAGATGGCCAAGACGACGCACTGACCGCCCCGCGAGTGCGCCCGCCGGGGCGCGGCGCAGCACGAACAGCCAACCCAACCGCACGCTCTTCCCAGCATCGGGCGCAAAGGATCCTCGCAATGAATGACCCCATCAAGATCGAAGCCCGCGACATCTCGGGAAACTCTGTCCCAACCGTCAACGCCCGCGAACTGCACGCCTTCCTTGAAGTCGGCAAGGTGTTCGCGGCATGGATTCAAGAGCGCATCACCCAGTACAGCTTTAGCGAGCACAACGACTACGTGATGACGGTTTCCAAAACCGGAATCCGTCAAAACGTGATCCAGAAGGATTACCACCTGTCCATCGACATGGCCAAGGAACTGGCGATGGTGGAGCGCAATGAGAAGGGCAGGCAAGCCCGTCTGTACTTCATCGAGTGCGAGCGTCGCGCCAAGGCAGCGCATCCCGCCACGCCAGCCTTGCCTGACTTCACCAACCCGGCGGCGGCAGCCCGCGCCTGGGCGGCTGAGTTTGAGCGTCGTCAGGCGCTGGAGCAGGAAACCGCCCAGCAGGCCAAGGTGCTTGCGGTGACGGTGCCCAAGGCGGCCGTCTTCGATGACCTGCACCACCGACCGGGGTGCATGTGCATCCGCGATGCAGCCAAGAACATCGGGGTTGGTGAGCGTGCGCTGATCCGCAAGCTGATCGAGGTGGGGTGGCTCTACCGGCGGGATTTGGCAGACGGCCGGCAAGGCAGCTTGAAGGCATCAGCCTACACGATGGAGCGGGGCTACTTCGAGCACCAGCCCCGGACTGGCAGGGATGGTGCGGTGCGTGATTCGCTGCTGGTGACGGTCAAGGGGTTACACAAGCTGACCTATAACGTGTTTCAGGTGTGGGGGTTTGAAAAGGAGCGCTGCCTATAACCCTGTAGACATTGCGGCGGCAATTATCTTTTCATAGTCAACTAAAACCCACGCCATAAGGTCATCAATTCGTTGTTTAGCAAAACCCATTTTCTGTCCGTTCTCCACAACTCGAATTTTTCCCTGCGCCACCCCGTAGTTTATCGGCCGTCTTTCTTGATTTGCTTTAGCCCCATCAATAACCGCTAGAACCCCAAAAAACTTAACACATTGAGTGAATGCAAATTCATCGCCCCTGGATGCCTTTTTCCAGCAGTTCTCTTCAACAAGCAGCATGCCGGCTGTTCCACTCTTGCGATAGGCGTTGCCAAGAGTTGCGGCAATGGTTGACATGCTTTCTGTTGTTGGGTTTCCTTGCTTGGGGCCAACTTTGGCAATTTCTTCGCGTAGTTTTCTGCGAGATTCAATTTTTTCTGATTCGGCCGCTGATGCAGCCTTGGCCGCTTGTTGCGCTATGCGCAAACCCTCTTTGGCGCGCTCTTCAATATCGGCCAATCGTTTTTCTTCTTCTGCTTTTCTAAGGTCTTCTGCCTCGCGTTCTCGACGAATACGCTCGGCCCTTCGCTCTTCTTCTGCTTTTAGCTTGGCCGACTCTGCTGCCATTGCTTCAGCCGTTGCCCTAGCTTTTTTTTCTGAAATGTTTGCAATTTCAGTTCGGGCGGTTGACATGCATCGCTCATGCCCGTAGTCGCCTTTTGGTGATGTGAATACTGGTGCAGCTGGGTCTCCGCAAATTGCGCCTGGATCAGTTAATGAAAACTCGGAAATGCTGGATGTAATTGTCCCATCAAAGCATTTTGCAAGATCGCCCGAGCATCTATTAAATAACATTGTATTTGTGCAATATATTATTTTGCATGATAACACCCTGCTGTCAATTATTGATTTTTGCGTTTCATTTATTGCAAATGATGGAAGTGCGAATAAATATGCGGTGGTGCATATTGTGAGTTTATGAAGCATCGCATCTACCTGTGGTTTATTGGGTTGTCGCTTATCCAAGGCGGCGCGGCCTTGCCTTCACGAATCCGGCGCACCAAGTCTTCCAGATCTGCCAAGTTGACTGGGAGCATGTTCACTGCCTGCATCGCCCCGTCCAGCGCGCGCTCCTGCCAATCGGCTAGCAGCTCTTCGTCAGCGAAGCCCTGTTTCTTTAGCGCGGCGACTGCGTTCACCAAGGCCACCCCCGACCGAGCTGCTGTGCGCTGCGCTTGCATAAGCTGGCTGGCCAATCCTTCCCATGCCTCGCCCTGACCTTGGCTGACGCCGGCGGGCGGTTGAAAGCTGGCTTGCAGCCTATCCACGATTTCGGCATTGAATGTCCTGTTTGCCGTCTTCGCTGCATCGTGTAGCTGTTTGTGCAGACTTGGAGGAACTCTCAGGGCCGTGCGGATGAAATCGTCTTGGTTTGCCATGTTGCAAATCCTACGTCACGACTTCACTGTGATGTTGACTTCAAAGTGAAGCCGGGTATCATCGTTGCACGCAGCTTCATGGTGAAGCCGCAGGAGACGCGATGAGCAACAAACCAATCACCCCCTTTGGTCTGCGCATGCCGCCAGACATCAAAGCGTGGGTTCGATCCCAAGCCAAGAAAGAGCGCATGAGCGTAAACAGTTGGCTTTTGCGCTTGATTGAAAAAGCGCAAGACGACGAACGTAAATGCTTTGGCGATGGCCGCGAAGAGTTTCGACGCCTAAAAGAAAACGCCCCGACGGCTGGAACCGTCGGGGCGTCTGAGTGAGAACCCCAGGCAAGCAAAGCAAAGGATCCACGCCATGAATTCTATCTGTGCAGTTAGCACGCCCCAGGCGGGGGCAGCTTCGGCGCTCGCCTTCCCGTTCGATTCCCACACCGTGCGCGCCGTATTGCGTGACGGCGAACCTTGGTTCGTCGCTGCGGATGTGTGCGCAGCGCTTGATCTTCCGAACACGACGCGAGCCCTGGATCGGCTGGATGAGGATGAACAAGCCCTGATTTCAATTCAGGGCATCTCGCGCGGCAACGACCTGGTCAACCTCATCAACGAATCCGGCCTCTACAGCCTGATCCTTGGCAGCCGCAAGCCCGAGGCCAAGCGCTTCAAGAAGTGGGTGACCTCCGTGGTGCTGCCCGCCATCCGCAAGACGGGGCAGTACGCCACGCCTGACCGCAACACCCGGCGGCATGCGATGGAAGTGGCGATGGCTGCCGGTGCGGCAGTGCGCCGCAGCGTGTGCGCGCAGCTGAGCCGAGGCGTTCCGGCCAAGGACGTGCGGTACTTCGTGAGCCTGTACGCCACTCCGGATGGCGAGATCAACTTCGACGGGCACACCCTGCGCAACGGCGAGGTGGTGGGCACTTGGGCCGAGCTAGCTGCCATGCTGCGCACTGGCCAGGTGGCGCAGGCGGATGCGCTGGAGGTGGCCGAAGCGGCCTGCCACGCGGCGTACATCGCAACAGCAAACAGCCCGGATGGTGAGGGGCAAAGGCTGGCGCGCGTTATTCGCGGTTCCGTTGGCGACCTGTCGGTGGCCGATTGCCACGCCATCGCGCTAGCTGCTACGCAAGCGCAGTGGGCGAAGCTGCAAACGGCAAAGCAGCGCATGCAGCCGGTTGGAGGTGTGGCATGAACAAGTTCTTCGGTAAAGGGATGCGCGTGCGCAGCACCTGGCCTAACGGCGCCCCATTGTGCGAGTTTGGCCTGCCAGTCTTGCACTTTGGACAAGCCTCTGTACAGGCAACCCCGGAGCATATGCGCGCCGTGGCGCTGATGCTGTTGGAGGCCGCAGGGATGACTGAGGCCCTGACCAAGAAGCATGCCCCTAAAGGCGACATCACGGCCATAACACTGACTTACTACCCTTTGGCTGGGGATGCGCTGCTGCAAGGCCTGAGCCGCACTATCGAAAAGTTGCTATTTGAGGATTGGTGCGCGAAAAGAGCTGCCGCCGCCCAGGCCGCCGCATGCTCGAAATGCGATAGCAAAGCCGGCCACGCTGGGCAAACGCAAGGAGTCCCCGCATGAGCGCCGCTACCACTTCTCCCCCCTTCGCCCTGGCGGCCGAGTACCTGGCCAGCTTTATCGCCGGTCTGTTCCCGGTGTGGGCGGCCAATGGCTGTTTGGCGACTCTCCAGCGGGATGGCTCGCTCGACCTGGCCTTGCAAGCCCTGCACGCGGACGATGGCGCTACCGCTCTCGCCATGTTGGCGCTAGCTCAGCAGCAAGCCAGCGGGCCGCATGGCTTGGCGGGGCACGATGTTTTCGAGCTACTCAGCGTGGAGCAAGAGCGCCGCAGCGCTGCCCTGGCCGTGCGCGTGGCCACCGTCCTGACCCGCGAAGCCATGCGCCGGCCAGTGCCCCGCATCGCCTGGGGCGAGCCGCCTGAAGGCCTCGACCTGACCCTTGTTGTTGAGCCGCTAGCGCCGCATGCCCCTGCGCCCTGCGCAAAGACTGACCTCTTCCCCACACCACAGGGCTGACCCCATGAGCAAAAACCTTGGGCCGGCACTGCCGGTCAGGCCGCTGCATTGCCTAGATCGCAGCAAGCGCTACGCAAAACCCACATCAACCCCTCAAAAAACCGCCTTCAAGAACTCCATGAGCATGCAAGCCGCCCACCAAATGTTTGGCCTTTCCTTTGCCTTCGTTCAGGGGGTAGCAGCATGAGAAGCACCTTTGTTGACGAGTGCGAGTTCGCATCCCCGCGCTACGTGCGCCGGGTTGAAGGGGGTTGGCAGACCTACCTGCCGGGCGAGGCCACGCTGTTTTTCTCGGACGCATCTCACGGCGGCATTGCTGGCGCCCACCAGGCGGCATGCGCCCATCGCTTGGAGCAACTGCCGTGGCAAAACGAAGACCACGGCGGCTACTTCAGGCACTACGAGCGCGAGGACAAGCGCGAGCCGCTGGGCGTGCCCGGCGTGTTCTTGGTGCAACGCCCCAGTGGGCGGATGGAATTGAATGTGCGCGTGCGGCGCATGCCGATGTTCCCGATTGTGCTGGGGCATGTAAGCGGCCCTTGGCGGGACTCTTTGCCGAAAGGCCTGGAGATTGCCAAGGCGGCGCGTGCCCGGATGATCGCGCAGCGGGATACGGGTGCTGGCGAGAAAGGTGGTGCTGCATGAGCCTCACCAAAGATCAGTTCCTCAAGGAGGTGGCCGACCACCGGCTGACCATCTTGCGTGAGGACGATGTTTACCGGCACCTGCGGTTTTCTAGGCCAGACACAAGCTGCATGCGTTTTGACCTTATCACTTGGCCTGGATACCTCTGCTACTGTGGCGACATGGGCACGTTTGTGTTTAAGCGCACGCACGACATGCTTGACTTCTTTCGCCCAAGTGAGCGCGCAGCAGAAGACCCATTTCGCGGAATCGATCGCCGGTATTGGCAGGGGAAGCTGGAGGGGATCGACCGTAGCGGGGTTACGGAGTTTGACCCATGTGCATTTCGGCGCGAGATCACTGTGCAGCGCCGCAAGCTGCTGGTTCGGTATGGTCGAGACATGGCCGTGAGCCAGCGATGGGAGTTGTGGTGCGACCTCGGGGAGTTACGCGACAAAGCCCATGATGGTGAGAGCCTGGCTATGCAGGCCGTCTTCAATTGGAACCACTGGTTCTTGCATCAAAGACGTGTCAGGAAGGATATTTGTCTCGACACCAGTGAATTTCCAGATTGCAAACGCTGGACGCCTCGTTTTGAGTGGTGCTGCTTTGCGCTGCGATGGGCTGTGATGACCTATGACGCTGCAAAAGTGTCCGATGCCAAAGGCGGTGCCGCATGATCCGGCTTTCTCCGTTGATTTCGGCTGGCCTTGCTGGCCTGCGCCCTCCGCTTAGCCAGGCTGAGGCAAATGCAACTGCGCCAAAGAAAACCGAGCCGAGCAAATCCAGGCGGATCGAGATGGTCGTTCAGTACCGGTGCCCAGAGTGCAGTGAGCTGCACGACACGGAAGACGATGCCGCCTCCTGCTGCGAGGATGATGAAGGCGGCGAAGTCGCTAAGTCCGCTTGCGAATGCCCGGTTTGCGGCCGAAAGTATGCAGCCCTGGAGGACGCTGCTGACTGCTGCCTTTGGCATGACATCGATGCGCCAACGCGATGGCGGATTGCGGCGCTGGTGGAAGCAGGCTTGCCCTGGTCCGATGCCATTCGCCTTCAGGTGGAGGGCGCAGCATGACTTCCCTTCACCCCCCCCCACACACTCGAAACATCGTGGCCGGGATTGATCCTGGCGTGCAAACTGGGTACGCCAAGTGGGATGCCGCAGAGCAAAAGATGGTGGCAGTGGAGACCAGCAAAATCCACCGCGTGTTGCACGATCTTCGCCAAGGCTGGTGTGAGGGCTGGCTGGCTTACGTGGTGTTTGAGGATGCCCGGCTGCGCACGTTCTTTGGCACCGTCCGAGGTTCAGCCGCAGACGATGCACGCAAGCAAGGTGCTGGCAGCATCAAGCGGGACTGCACCATCCTGGCCGATTTCTGCGAGGACATGGGCATCCCATGCCTTGCGATGTCCCCGCAGCAGAAGGGCGCCAAGGTCAACCCGGACACCTTCGCGCGCCTGGCTCGGTGGGAAAAACGCACCAGCAACCACGGCCGGGATGCTGGGATGCTGGTGTTGGGCCGTGCGGTTGCTGTCCCGAGCGTGCTGGCTGCGAAGGTGAAGGCCAAGCCATGACCGAGCCGCTGATGGAAGTGGTTGTGGCTGACCGCCGAGCCGCCCATGCAGCAGCCAAAGCCGCGTACCAACTGGCGCGCGAGCTGCTGGCCTCGGGCGTGGGCAAAGTGCAAATCGTTGTGCAAGAAGCATCCTCGCCGTGGGAGGTGCCTTTGCTGCGGTTTTACTGGGGCCACGTCTTGGGCCAAATCAGCGAGCAAGTGCGCGTAGAGGGGCAGCGGTATCTCCCAAGGGTGTGGCATGAGCACCTGAAGGAGGCGTTGCTGGGCGTGGAGTTTGTGCGCGAAGGTGGGCGCTTGGTGCGCCGCCCTTGCAGCACCACGCGCATGAGTTTGTCCGCCAGGCATGACTACGTGCTGCGCGCGATGGCGTATGCCGCCACAGAGCTGGGGGTGGAGTTCCCCCTGCAACCCGATGAGGCTGTTGGAGCACCGCTGAGGTTCCCTTCAGCCTCCTCCTAGAAAGCCGGCTAAGCGCGCGGCGGCTTGGTGTGGGGGCAGCGCCAGGTGCGCATATTTGCTTTTGATGGCCTGAGCCTTTAGCTTGAACGCTGGGGCACTCAACAGCAAATTGATTGCCTGCTGCAACTGCACTTTGCTGCTGTGCATGGGTAGCGACAAGCCGGCCCCCACTTGTGCAACGCAGTTGGCTATGAGCTGCTTTTCACCATCCTGTGGCAGCACAAGCAGGGGGACTCCCGCCAATAGCGCCTGCGCAGACGTGTTGGCCGCTCCGTAGGTGATGACCAAATCGCAAGCGGGCAGCACTTGGGGAAGATGCGCTGCCCGCGTAGAGATGCACACATTGCGGCGGCTGAGTGCGCGAATGGTTTCTGGCGTAGCTGTTGGAGCAAAGCAAATGACGTTGGCTTCCCCTTGGATGGCTTCAATGAGGTCGCCGCACAAAGATTCATCCCGCACGTAAACGAAGATGTTGAATGCGCCGGCTGACCCTGGCCAATGCCATGAAGTGCGGGGTAAATCCGCTGCAGGGCCGCCGCTAACATTTGTTTTTAGAATAGGCCCGACATAGTGAGCATTCTCTTCACGCAGGCCATAAGGGTCTAACTCGGGAATGCAATCAAATACCCGTGTTGGGTGGCGTAAAACATCATGCAGTGTCGGGCGGGAGTTGAAGTTTAGGCGCTTGCCTACTTGCAAAAAACTTGCGTTGATCGCGCGCACTGTTTGTTTGTTTGACTCTGTAAGCGCCTGACAGCTCATGGCCGCGTCAAAAAGCGGGCAATCCGCTGGCGGGCTGTCAAAACCGTTGGTGATTTGCGTTGCGGGCAAATTAACCAAGGCTGCGGCTAATTGCGCTGTGGGCGCGTAATCCAAAATGACGCGCTCAACCTTAAAGCGATCGAATATTTTCACCCATTGGATTACTGCTTCTTGTAGCGCGAATGGATCGTTATATCCTAGCGCCGCCAAAATATCTGCGAAAGAATGAATGGCTGTTTGCGCTTTGAGGGCTTGTGCCACCACCTTTGGCGACACAACACAGCTCGGGTTCATTGCGGATAATGCACCAGGGGTAAGCGTACAGGCATACTGAGCGGGTAATGCCCATGCGGCGCTAAAGCCCAAGCCATCGCAAACCTTGGCAAGCTCGGTCAATCGCGTTATATGCCCAAGGTTGCGCCCGAACTCCCATGCAAGTAATATATTTTTTGGCATTGCAGATATAGTTTAAAAAGTTTTCCAAGCACCCAAATACATGGCACAATTCGGGCGATTAAATTGCACACGCATAAGTGTAGATGGCGCAATAAGCTGTTGCATCGGAGCAGCCTTAATAATCGATTGGGTCGCGGCGCAATGGAAACATCAAACATGAGCTTTCCCGGACAGGATCAGCGGCGCAGGATTGTTCCGTTTGATCGCTCCAAACACCTCAAGATGGTAGGCGAGCGGCTGAAGCAGGCGCGCTTATATGCTGGCATGCAGCAAATTGAAGCAGCACAACAAATTGGCTACAAGGCGGCTACACAACTAAATGAGGCTGAAGCGGGAAAGCGCATGCTGGATAACAACAAGCTCATCCCATTGGCTAGGCTTTACGGCACCACGATGGATTACTTGCTGGGGTTGACGGATGACCCGGACAGCGACCCCGTGGCCAGCGCACAGCGTCGGCTGACCGACTTCGTCACCGGGCGATTTGTCATGCTTGCGCGCGCGATGGCGGAGCGCAACATTGATGCGGTGCGCAAGATGAGCGTGGACACAGGTGAAACCCTGCGCTTGAGTGAGTTGGTGCTGGAGATTGATGCGGCGATGACGCGGGTGCGGCAAGCCTACCCGGCTTTGGATCAAGATGTGCGAGGCTTAGGCTCGGTTGTGCTGAAGCTGCAAACAGCGGCAGACCGGGCGCAAGACGCGATTAGCCGGCATGCCCGAGCGCACCGGGCTGAGATGCACAGGATGCAGCAGGTCTCAGGCGATCTGTTTGGCGCGCTAAAAGAGGGTGAAAGCTTTTTGATGACGGGCGTCACTGGTGGGCGGATGCGGGGTACGTGATGGCTGAGAGGGCAAAGAAAGCGGCTGCGGGGCAAGGAGGCCGCCGTCAGGCCAAGCCGGCCAAACGAGCCAAACAGGCCAAGCCTGGGGCCACGGATTTGGACAAGACGGCTGATGACCATTTGAAGTGCCTGGGGCCGGATTGGGATGCCGAGCTGAGGGGGCCGCAGAACGCACGGATGCGGCTGTTTGTGCTGGAGTACCTTAAAGACAGGAACGGCACGCAGGCAGCAATCCGGGCTGGATATGGCGCTAAAGGTGCCAGGGTTACGGCAGTCAGACTGCTAACAAATGCTAACGTTGCTGCGGTAATCGAGGCCCACGAAAAGGCGCTGGCAAAGAGCGTCGGGATGGAGGTGGAGGAGTACGCCCGGCTGACGCTGGAGGTAGCCCAAGCTGATGCGCAAGCCGTCAGCCAAGCGCGGCGTTTGTGCTGCCGCTACTGCCATTCCGGTGACCCATTGCTGCCCCAGCTCAAGCCGAGTGAATACGCCAGCCGCAAAGCTGCATATGACCAAAACCGTTTGGTGGCCGAAGTGGCCGGCAAGACCTTCCCCGAATTCGCCTTCAAGCCCGGCAACTGGTACGACACACGCAAACCGCCAAACCCGGAGTGCGCGGAATGCCGTGGAGATGGCGTGCTAGATGTGTTCATTGCCGACAGCCGCGCCCTCAGTGGCGTGCATAGGCGGCTGTTCCGGGGCGTGAAGCAGGGTAAGGACGGGATCGAGGTGAAGCTGGCGGATCAAGACGCCGCCTGGGTGAACTACGGGCGCATCATTGGGGCGTTCAATGATCAGCAGGCGGCATCCAATGACAAGGAGGTGGTGCCCGAGATGTTGGATCGGCTGTTTGGTGACGTGCAAGAGCTGATGGCTCAGCGCCGGGAGGCTGTCAGAGCTAGACGCAAGGAGCGCGGCGGATGAGGAGGAGCCGTGACCTGCTGCTAGACCTGCGGTATTTGCATTTTGTGGCCCGCTATCAGCCTGACCCGCTGCGGTTTGCCATTGAAGTGTGCGGCATGGTGCCGTCTGACGATCAAGCTGCGCTGTTTGACAGCATGGAGCCGCAGACGGCCAAGGTTTCCGTTGTATCTGGCACAGGTACAGGCAAGACCGCGTCGTTCGCTGTGCTCGCGCTGTGGCACCTCTTGTGCCATCCCTTGGCTGAATACGATGGCAAGGATGAAACTGGCTCCAACACTTACATCGGGGCGCCGCGTATCCAGCAGGTGGCCGACGGGATTTGGAAAGAGATGTCCGACCGGCGCATGGCCATTGCTCAAGGGCCGCACGCATGGATCAACTATTACTACAAGATCACCAAAACTCGGGTGTTGGTGAATGGGTATTCTGACCAGTGGTTTATTGCGCAGGTTGCCATGCAAGCCGGGCAGGCTGTGGGGATTGCGGGCAAGCACCGTTTTTGGCAGCTCATCATCATTGACGAAGCGGCCGGCGTGCCGGACGAGCACCATGATGTGATTGCGCGCACCCAAACCCAGGGCGGCAACCGCACGGTGATGGCCTCTCAAGGGGTATCGTGCATTGGGCGGTTTTACGACAGCCATCATGAGCTGAGCATCGAATCTGGGGGCACATGGGAATCTCTTAGATTCAACTCTGAGGAGTCGCCTTTTGTCACCGACGAATGGCTCAAAACACGAGAGTTTGAATGCGGTGGGCGGCAGTCCATTGAATATCAAATTGGCGTTTTGGGTTTGTTTGCGCAGGACACCAGTAATTTGCTGCTGACGCGCGACGAAGTGCAAAGCCTGTTTGAGCGCGGGCCAATCATTGGGGATGATGAGCCATACGGTGTGATTTTGCTGGGTGATGTGGGTGCGGGCGAGTACCGCGACGACAGCGTTATTTGGCTGGCGAAAGTGATAGGCAGTGCGGACTTTGAGCCGGATGCGCGCCGCGTGGAGTTCATGAAGTTGCCCCTGTGCAGTAACACCAAAAACGAGATCGATCTGGCAGGGGAGATCATCCAAATCTTGGATGGCGCCAGCGACATACTGGCCTATGTTGACGCGGGCGGGGTGGGGCATGCCACCTGCACTCACATCGAGCGTGCGGGCAAACCGGTGACGCGCATCAACTGGGGTGAGCCGTGTTTTAGGTCGGACTACCGCAGGCAATATTTCAACCAACGTGCGTGCGCCAATGTGCGTTTTCGCAATGCGTGCAGGCAAGGCCGGGTAAGTGTTACGGCCCCACTCAACCAGCTTGAGCGCAACAAACTCATAAAGCAGGGGAGCAACCTGCCTTATTACTTTGTCGAGCACGGGGGCCTTAAGCACAAAATGGCGAGCAAAGAGCAAATGGCGGCGGATGGGATTAAGAGTCCCGACATGATCGACTCTATGACGTTTGCATTCCTCGAAGCGGTCACGTATGTCCCGCGCCAGCAAATGCGCACCTCTTTGCTAGGGAGTGAGCTGGCGGACGCAGGCAGCAACGCTTTGCTGGATGAGCTGCGCGCCATCGTCCAAGGCGCAGATTAAGGCGCAGATTAAGGCGCGCGATCCGGCGGCGGTAATCGTGCGCCGATGGCGCCTTTGCAGGCCCAAACATTTGGGCATGGCAGCAGCAACCCTTACGACCGATTCGCCCGCGTCGCCGCAATCTGTGGCGGCGCAAATAGGCCATTGGCTTGGCACCCCCACATGGGGCTATCTGGGTAGCTCTTACGGCTTTGATGATCGCCGCTTGCTGATGTCGCCCTTAGCGTCAGGGGCAGGGCAGGACATGGAGCGCAAGTTGCGCGCAGATGTTCCCCTGGTGGGGTTGATGCCTGCTTCAGCGGTGGCCATCCTGGCCCAAAGCAAAGGGCCTGACCGGCTGTTGTTGAGCGTCGAAACGAACTCCGCCAGCGTGCAGGCGTACATCGACGCGGGGGGAACGACAGTTGTATCTCAAAGCTGACTTCATCCAAGCAATCAAAGACGCGGCGGCCGACTACCCGGCGGCTAAGGCAGCGCTTGCGGCCAAGGATCCACGTTTTGAAGCTCAGCTCAACGCGATGGCCACGATGCTGGCAATGGTCTCGGCCCAAGTGGACATCGCTTCTACAGAGTGGGTCACCAAGGCGCGTGATGGCACGGTGTTGGCCGATGCTGCCTTGCGGGGTGTTTTGCCGCTGGGCAAGCCTTCCCGGCTGACGATCGATGTTGCCAACGAAGGAGCGGCGGCTTGCGTGTTGGCTACTGGCCGGGGCTTGAGCGACCCCAAGGGGCGGCCGTATGTGATTGAGGGCGGGGTTACGGTGCCGGCGGCAGCCAGCGGCACGCCGGGCGCCGCAACGATCAGCGTGCGCCAGCTCAGCAAGCGCACCGTGACGTACACCTTCACCAGCAGTGCGCCGTTTGCTGAAATGTTGGTGCCCGCTGGGGCTGACGATGCCTACCTGGTGGGGGTGTCGGTGGCCGATGCCAGCGATGCCTACACCTACACGCCCGACTTTTTCAACGTGACGCAAGGCAAAAAGGTGTTCACGGTTGAAACCGATGAATACCGCCGGGTGTGGGTGCGTTTTGGTGCGCTAGACGTGACGGGGCAGCAGCCGGCTGCGGGTGACGCAATCACCGTCACCGTGACGGAGTGCCAAGGGGCTATTTCAGACTTGGATGATGCTGCGCCGTTTGCGCTCGACTATTTGGGGTCGTCAGCAGAGCAAGGTTTGAGCTTCGCCCTAGCCGCTGTTGATGACACCGGCGCAGCCGCGCCAACTATTGACCAGCTGCGTGTAATGGCCAAGTATCCAGGCCTGCACGACGAAAACCCAGTCTACCGCAACCAGTGGGACTACTACCTGCGCGCTAAGCTGGGTGGCAACTTGCTGTTCCTGGCCACCTGGAACGAACAAGTGGAAGAGGGTGTGCGTGGTGCCAGCACCAGCAATATCAACAAGCTGTTCGTGGCGGCCGTGGTGCAAGGGCAAACCTCGGCCGCTACGATGGCCACGGTAGAAGCAGCGGTTAAGCGCGCCGATGACAGCTACGTTGTTGGCCACGTCACCGCGAGGGAATGCGAAATCCCCGTGACGGTGGCGGCCAGCGTGCCCGCTGTTTATGACCCGGCGGATGTGGAAGCGCAAATCCGGGCGCTGCTGCTGAGCAACTACGGGCGAGGCACGGCGGCGGCCTCGCGCGGGCTAGCCAGGTCGTGGCGCAACCGCGACGCGCACAGCCTGCTGGCGGACAACATCGCAGCATTGCAAGACGGGGTAAGCGACTTCGCGCTCACCGTTGGCACTTACGGGCAAGCGCTGCCCGAAGACTGGACTTACGTCAGCTCCGCCAGCATCACCGTAACGGTGGAGCGCGTCAGCGACAGCCAAGGAATGTGGACGCAATGAGCACGCCCGCATCAAACCCGCTGACGCCCGCGCCGCACATCCCCGCCAGCTTGGGGCCGCTGGCCAACAGCTACACGAACAACGAGCTAGAGGAGGCTGCGCAAGCCATCTTCATGCAGGTGTTCGAGGCATTGCTGCGGCCACGCATTACGGCCATCGAAACCCAAGCCGTTGCGCACCGCGCCAGCCTAGCCGTTGTGCGCCAGGCGGTCACCGCCGACGGGCTGGCAATGGAGCGCCCCGATGCCGAGGAGGCGCACATCCGCCAGCTCTACCGGGCGTGGAAAGCGCGCAACCCACGGCGAGGGCTGCACTTTCTGGTGCAGTACCTCCAGCTGTTGTGGCCGGGCAAGTGGGAGGCGCATCAGTTGTGGTGCGCGCCCGACCAGCCATACCCGGAGGCGGTCTCTCGCATGCAGCGAGACGGGTACTTCCTGACTTCTCGGGTGATGGTGGCCGTGGAAGTTGATGACCCTACCGGGGCCGAATTGCTAAAACTTCGCGGCAGCTTTAGAACGGTTTTAGCGGCCCGGCTAGTAATTTTGATGGCGCTTTTGCGGCGGTTTGAAAACAAGAAATCTAGCGGGCATCCGTTAAGGGTGTGCGCCGGTTTTCACCCATTGCAAACCCTGGGCGTGAAAGGTGTTTATTTGGCGATGAAAAGAAAAGCTGTGCCAGCCGTGAGTGATACGGAAGCGGATGCCTTGCACACGTTGATCCATGAAACATATCCAAATAACTTTGGCGTGAATTAAATATGAGCCTGATTCCTAAAATTACAGCCGCAGGTAAAGCTGCTGCATTGGCGGCCTACGCTTTAAATCAGTCGATCACTATCACGCACATGAGCCTGGGGGCGGTCGCCTACACTATTACGGGGCAGGAAACGGAGTTGCAAGACCTGCGCGAGGTCTCCAGCAAAATCGATGGCGCGCAAAATTCCGATGGCACGGCAACTATCACCGGGCTGTTTCTTGCGAGTGATTTTTCAAGTTCCGTTTATGTTGTGAAAGAAGTGGGATTCCACATCGGAGACCCCAACGACGGCGGTGTGCTCTTTGCCGTTTACTCGCGCCCAAACTGGGTTTGCGCGTACCGTGGGGGCACCATTGAAGCTGATTTCGCCCCCTCGTTCACACTGGAGTTTGATGATGTGCCGGACGGGAGTGTGACGATCACGTCAGACCCCTCGGCTGGGTTTGATGCGGCTGTCATGCGCGAGCATTTGAGCGACGCAGACCCGCATGAGCAGTACGTGCGCCACGATGCAAGCCAGGGGCTGACGGCAGCAAAGCAAGCACAAGCGCGCGCCAACATTGCCGCCGAGAAGGATGGCGATGCACTCAAGCGCGATGGCACGCTGGCCATGCTGGCCCCGCTTGTGTTGTCGGGCAATGCCGGCTCACCGCTGCATGCAGTGCCGCTTCAGCAATTGCAGGCATACGTCACAGCACAAATTGATGCGTTGCCGGGGGATAAGTTTTTGGCCGGGTTGTCCGGGTATGACGCGACGACGAACACGCTATCGCTGTTGATGTCCGATGACTCAACCGTCAGTGTTGACCTCACCACACTGGTGGGGGATGCGGTGGCCACGCACGAAGGCAAAACGGTTGCGCATACCCCCGCGCAGTGCGGAGCGGAGCCTAGCGGAGCAGTGGCGCAGCATGTCGAAGACTATGCCCACTTCAGTTTGTCTGCAATTCAAGCGTTGTTTGATGCGCAGCGGCTAAAGCAAAACCCAATCGGGTCATGTTTTTTAAATTACGGCAGCACTGCGCCAGAATATTCAATTGAGCCAGCTGGGCAGTTATTGAATAGGGCGGATTATCCAAGTCTTTGGCAGCATGCACAAGACAATGACTTGGTTATCTCTGACAATAATTGGACGGTGGGTGGCATTAGCGAAAAAACTTTTTTTAGCTCAGGAAATGGATCTACAAATTTTCGAGTTCCACGACTTGGCGGGTTATTCCCTAGGTTTGCCGATAGAGGGGCTGGAATAGATGTAAGTTTGCTTGTAGGCACGTATAAAGCAGATCAAAACAAAGAGCATGACCACACAACAGACGAGCAAGGAAATCATTGGCATATTGGCACCACAAATTCGGATGGGGAGCATACGCATACAGTTTCGTATGGTGTGTATGACGAAAACGGGGGCGGTAAGAAAGTAGGATCAGGAGACTCCAGCAAGTTTGAGCAAGCGGGCGATGGGATAACTATTAATGCCGCCGGAAGCCACACGCACACATTTTCAACAAGTGAAGTGGGTTTGCATTCCCACACAACAGACCAATCCGGCGGGAGTGAAGCTAGACCCAAAAGCGTTGCTTTTTTACTGTGCATGTGGGCCAAGTAATGAAAACTGACATCATTATTTTCAACGTGCGTGAGCGGCACCGCAAATGGCGCGGGCAAGAGCGCAACTTTGAAACGGGCGCGATGGCCCGCCTCATCAACAGCCCGGCGGTGCAGGAGCGCGTCAAGCGGCGCGACATGCCGGGCTACTTGGGGCATTGGGTGCGTGAGCGCTACGGGATGGAGCCGCCCGAATCGGTGATCCATCAGGGCAAGGTGGTGGCTTTGGAGCCAGCCCTAGTCACGGTGCGGCTGGAGGCAGATCCAGACGGCACGGTGCGGCACCAGGCAGAGTTCCTGGACACGCCTACCGGCCGCAGCGCGGAACGGATGTGGTCGGCCAAGGTGGGCGGGTTCTCCACAGCCGTTAGCTTGGCTGAGCGGGAAGATATAGATTTCCCACTGGACTTCCACGGCCTGGATTTCGTCAACGAGCCTAACTTCAGCAGCAATCGCGGGTATGCCCTGGATGGGGTGACGCGCGAGGCGGGGCGCGATGCGCTTGATGCTGTGGTCAGGGAGCATCAAAGCCTGATTGCCGCGATGGATTCAGCTTACGGCAACTTGCAATCCCAGGTGGCCCAGCAACTGGTGAGTGCAAACCAGGCGCTGGAACAGGCGCTGGCGGATCGAGACCTGCTGGTAGCGATGTTGGCCAAGCGGCCGGATGCCCAGCAACTGCGCACAGCGCTAGACGCCTCTCACTCGTTTACCCGCCCGACGCGCTCTTCAATCAGCGGCGGCGCCGCATCGTTTGAGGAGGCTTTGCGCATGTCTGCAACCATCGAGTTGGCAGGTTTTGCACCCCTGGGTGTGCCCATGAGCGAGCAAGAGGAAGGCGAGCAAAGAGCGCTCATTCAAACCGTCAAAGCCGCCGCCAAGCGGTTGTTGTATGGCCGCTAACGGTAGCTTCTTGCCCGTTCGCGCGGGGTTTGCGCGCTGGCTGCAAACGTTTCGGGACACATGGTTCATCCCATGCACCGCTGCGGGGGTGGAGTGGCAGAGCCGTGACGTGCGTTTGGCGATGGCTCATGTGCCCGGCCGGATGGTGGATGCGGTGGACGAAATGCTCAAGGCTTGGCGAACCAACGCCAACAGCACCAAGCCCGGCTCTTCGGCTTTCCTGCCCGTCATGCTGGTGGCCGTGGCCAACGACCTCAACCCATTGCCGCCCGAGTACGGCCACACAACACTGCTACGCCCAATGTTTGTGCAGCTGCCCGGCGGCGACGCGCGTTGGATGAAACTGCGCACCACGATGGCAGCGCTGCGGGCGCAGCTAGTGGTGGTGGCGGCAGACATCGAAACGGCCCGCGACATGGCCGCCCAATTCCTCAGCTTCACGCTTGACGTGGCGGGCACCTCGTTTAGCTACACAGTAAGCACGGCAGACCAGCTCACGGCATGGCCATGCCAGGTAAAAGCCGGGGATGCTTACGCCGTTGCCGAGCAAGTCGAACAAAACCGGATTCGGGTGTACCGCATCGATGTGGAGCTGGTGCCCACGGTGCCGCACATAGACGCCGGGCCAAACGGTGAGGGCTACGCGCAAGCGGGCGCAGCGGTGATTTCCAGTGGCGGGCAAGCGGCCACACCGTCGCTTGAGCCGATGGGATCGGCAGCCTCAATGCTGGCGCGCACCACGATGGGCGCCCTTGTGCCCGCGCCACCGTCGGTGCAGGGCGGCCCGCACGATCTATTGGGCGGGTTTGAGGCGCTGATGCAATCTTTGTCTACTGGCGCAGGGGGGGCGACATGACGCAGCCAATGCAGGCCATGCAGGCCATGCAGGCCATGCAGGCCATGCAGGCCATGCAGGCCACGATGTTGACCTTTGGGGGCGCGCCAGTCACCATCGTCGGGGCATTGCACCTCGTCACCGGCACGCTCATCATCACCGGCTCCACGCCTAAGCCGCTACACCAGCGCAACACCACCAAGGCCGGGCCGGCCGCCTTTGTCACCGACAACTGGCGGGCCGAAGACTTTGATGGGCTGTTCTCATTCGCAGAAATCATCGACGCCGTGATGGAGATGCGCTCGATGCAATCCCAGGGCTTGCTGGTGCTAGACAAGGGCGCCCAGCGCTGGCAAATGGAATCCGCCGTCGCTTTTGACGGGATGGATGACAACGGCAAGCCCAAGATTCGGCTGAACCCCGGCGCTGAGAATGCTCACGCCGCCATCCTGGCTCTGTGCTGGCTGAGTCGGCGCCTGCTGGAGGCGGAGCATGTGGCGCAAGCTGGCCAGCAGCTGGTGGCGCAATCCATGCGCGGACAGGAAACCGTCTTCGCGCGCAACGGCGCCGGCGGCACCGGTGGTGTGAGCCGCTCGCACCACCACAACATCGTGGCGGGCAGGGGTTTGTTTTCGGGCCTCTTTTTCTTTGGTAGTCAGCCACCTGGCGGTGAATAAAGGCTTGCCTCCTTATGCCAACCATGCCCGTCACGCGCTACACCGCTGCGGCCAAATACTTCGAGGCCGTGCGTACCTTTGCCCAGACACAGCCGGATTGGGCTGAGTGCATCCTGAAAGAGGTGCCTCCCGGCTACGAATGGAATGGGCTGCACCGCATTGCCTACGAGGTGTACGCAGACACCGAAGAGTGGCTCACCATCTACGCCGCCTCTGGCCTGGACTCGCCAGAGCAACCCCTCACGCCGCGCGTCTTGCGACTGCCCACGCCGGCGCAGCGCGAGGCGCTAAAAGCATTGCATGGCTTGCGCACCCAGGCCTGGAAGCGCGATGGCACGCCCGACAATCCGCTGAGCACCGGAGCCTAAGTCATGGCCAGCATGCCCTCGCCCAAAGCGGCCGCGCGCCGGCCCGGAATTGACCTCAAGCGCTTGTTCGGCGGTAAGTCCGGCTACGGCGCGGAGGTGGCCAGGCAGCGCGATGCGGAGCAAGCCCGGCGCGACGCCGCCGATAACCTGCTGCTGCCCGACCACATCGGTGGGAAAACCGGCTTTGAAAGCGTGCTGCTGACGACGCTGGGCAACGGCGCGAAAACACGCCCGATTACCGCAGAGGACTTGCGGCAGTTCAAGCGCATCATCAGCGCGCGCGAAAAGTCTTTGGCCTCTGGGATCACGGCCAAGACGGTGCTCGATCACTCCCTGGACATAGACATTGCGCGGGCCAATGCGCAAATTCATGTGGCGGCACTGATGTCAGCCAACCGTGGTGAGCTGCACTTCATCACCAACTCGGGGCCGGATAGTGATGTGGCGCGCCACCACGTCCATGTGATGTTTGCTGACTTCCCGGCTTGGTCAGCTTCGCCAGCCGACCCGGCCAAGATTGCAGCGTCCATGCTCAAGGATCGGCTGCTGTTTGACTGCGACTGCGGGCGCTTTAACTTTTGGCTGCGCTACATGGCCACCCTGGGCAATTACTGCGCGGGCCGGCAAGAGCAAGCGTTCCCGAAGATCCGCAACCCAAACCTGGTGGGGCTTGGCTGCAAGCATGTCTTGCGGGTGATGACGGCCTTGCAAAAAGACCCCACGGTGAAGGCTGGCGTGGTCAAGATGCTGGAGGCCGTTCGAGGCACTCGCGCCAAGCCGGTGAAGGTCAGCGCACAGGAAGCGCGAGAGCATGTCCAAAAGCAGTTGGACGCCCGTAACCGGGGGAATGTATCGGCTAAGGTCGAATCAGCGGCGATGGCCAAGGCCCGCAAGGATGCGGCCCGGAAAACTCCGGCGGCGCAACGCCGGGCGCTGGCCCAGGCTGCCAAGCTGGCAGAAAAGCAGGCCGCAGCCAAGGCGCGCGAGGGGCAGCTTGCTGAAGCGGCAAACAAGATGAAGGGGCTGCTAGGCACGCTGTCAAAAGATGACGCCAAGCGGCTGCTGGAGATGATGATGGGCAAATAAGCGCGCCGGTGTGCGTAGCTTGGGCGACCGCACACTGAAGCACCTCAACCCGCCAGATCAACCCACGCAATGCCTCTGCCGCTCATCACCTCTTCGCTAACCGGCGTGCCCGAGGCACTGGCCAAATCCGCCCGCATGGTCACACTCAACCACCCGGCGAGCCTGGATTGCCAGGTGTGGCGCAAGGTGTTTTTGCGCATGGATGAAACCAGCACTACGGATGTGCTGGGCGGCGCAGGCGAGAGCTTTGGTGGCCAGCCCATGCTCGGCGGTATCCCGGTGCTGGCCGACGACGAAGAGGCTGACATGGATTACCAGCCCGTTGGCCCGGATGATGCGTTCCACGGCAAGCTGCAAATTTTGCAGCCCTACCAAGGTGCGTCGATGTTTGACAACGGCCAAGGCGCCGATGCGCCCCAGCTGGTGGAGGCTCGCATCGAGCCTTTGGCGGGGCCAGATGAGGCGGGCTACTTCGAGGTAGGCAAGGGGGACATGGTGATGGTGTTCCCCGGTTTAGGCGTGGTGCTGACCTACTTCGTGCAAGACAAGGTCAACACACTGATGCTGCCGCCCTTCGTGCCCAAGCTGGTGTTGGAGGCAGCAGGCAACCTGACCCACATTCCGGCGGTGGCGCAGTTTCTAGACGGGGTTTGAAGTCAAGCTGGGTATGCGCCGCATCCGCTGGAGGACTGGCGATGTGCTGGCGATGCTGGCCAAAGGCTTCGATTTTGTGGTTCTCGCCCAAAAAGGCGAGAACCCTTTGCTCGCCCAAAAAGGCGAGCAAAGAACAGAGCGCGGCAGGCATAACCGCCGTGAGAACCTGTTGATCCTAGGCGCTGCGAAGCACCTCGCCATTTTTGAAGACCACCCAAAGAATGAGGGAGCTTTTTGCTCCCTTTTTTGGGGGAGTAAAAAACAGGTGCGCCGTGTTGGCATCCAAGCCGCACGCCGGCCTAGGGGTGCGCAAGGACTTCTCCGACTGGATCAAAGCCCAGGTGAAGCGGGCGATGCTGACCGAAGGCCTCGACTTTTTGAAGCTCCCCCAAAAAGGGGAGCTTTCAGCAACGGGTCAGGCACGCATCGAATGCCTGCTGACCTTAGATGCCGCGAAGCGCATCGCCATGCTTGCCCGCGCTGCGCACGCTGCGGCTCATCCGGCGAGCCTTCTCGGTGCTAAAAGCTCCCCCAAAAAGGCGAGCTTCAAAAGTCAAAGCATTAGGCCCGCATTGCCCGCTTGCTACGCGGTAACTCTGCCCCAGGCGCCCCATGCCGAGCCCCGACCATTGGGGTATGAGCGATTTTGATCCAGCCGATTACCGGACGTGGCATGGCCACATCAAGCCACGCCCCGATGGCGCGAAAGCGCGATGCGGCGCGATGCGGCTCGGATGCGCCCAATGCCAGGCCGAAAGCGCACACTGGTTTCATGACTCCCTCAAGAAGGCTTTAGGGCGGCAGAATTCCCGCAACCCCTACGCCGCTGTGCAGGACGCCGCACGCCAGGCCGCTTTTCATCCGTTGAGCGGCAAAGCGCCGCCCTCCCAGGCGCAGGCGCTGGCCGGCAACTACGCCGTTGGCCGCGTGACGTTGGCTGGCATGCCGGTGTGCATCGAAACCCCCTACGGCACGGAGCGCCGGGGCACGGATGCTGACGGCACGCCTTGGTGCAACACGATGGCGGCGCATTACGGCTACATCGCCAGCACCAGAGGCGCCGACGGCGACCCGATAGACATCTTCATCGGCCCTGCCCCTGAGCAGGTGAGCCGGGTTTGGGTGCTGAACCAAACCAACGCCGATGGGAGCTTCGATGAACACAAGGTGCTGTTTGGCTTCACCGGTGCCGACCACGCCCTAAGCGCCTACCGCGCCAGCTACACCGTAGGCTGGAAGCGCTACGACGCACCACTTGAACTCAGCATTGCGCAGCTGAATTGGTGGCTACGCTGGGCGGATAAGCACCTCCCCATTTCACTTGATTTGCTGCCGGCCAATCCCCCGGCAAATACCGCTATGGACTCCATCGATACAACCGTTCCCCGCGCCATTTGGCATGCCAACGCGGTGCCCGCCGGCCAAAGCCTCACCGATGTTTGGGCGGGCTTGTCTCGACATGACGGCACGGCGCGGCTGATGCTGGATGCGGTGAGCATGGAGGACATCCATGAGCGGGTGGCCTTGGATGGCTTCCTGTCGAAGCTGCACCACAAGTTCTTTGGCAACCAGTACACCAAGGCCAAATCCTCCGGGGCTGGCGCCGCCGCCCAAGCACCCAAAAAGGAAAAGCCGCATGCCAAATTCATGCGGTCAGCCGTGGCGCACGCAAAAACCGAGCATGCGATGGAGCTGGAAGACGAAGGGGCGAGTGCCGCGCAGCTGAAGGCTGCGCACGAAGCCGCATTGCGTCACCACGTTCACGCGGCACGAAATGCCTACTCAGACAAGAACGCCGCTGAGCATGCCAAAGCCGCCAAGTTCCATGCCTCGAAGCTGGCGCGCTTGAAGAAATCGGACAAGCACCTGTTCGACTCGGCCTCCAGCGCCGCACCCCGCGATGCCGACGTGGATCCCGATATTCGTGACGCAGACTTGGGCGACCTGCTGCTTTCTGCCGAAGCCGTGGAGATTCCCGGCGAGACCGGCGAGCGGGTGGCCTTGGATGGCATCGTGACCGAGGCGGGGCGTCTCAAACCCCGCATGGACAGCCTGATGCGCGTCATGGCCACAGTGGCGGCGGATGGGGTCAAGCCCTTGACCTACCAAATCGCCGAACCATCGAAACGCTACGGCGGGCTGCACATCGCCGTGCTCTTCGAGCTGGCTGACGGGCAGACCATCACCATTTGGTTTCACAACCCTGACTCCACGCCGGCCAAGATTAGCCCGGCGGATGAGCTGGTGTCCTGGAAGTGGATGCTGAACAAGAAGGACATCACGCTGGCCGTGGCCCCCGAGTCGGGCACGGACTTGAACGTCAAGGAGGTGGCGCACCGCGTGATGGCCTTGGCCCTAAAGAACAGCTCGGCCTTTGCGCGCGCCAATACCAACCGCACCGAACGTATGCAGCGGATCGACAGCTTGACGCAAGAGCTGAGCGCCAAGCAAGCGTTCCTGAAAGACCTGAACGGCCAGATCGAGGTGGCCACCGAAGCGAAGCGTGCCCAGGAAGACGCAGCGTTCCGCGATGGAACCAAGGGCGGGGCGGGCCAACCAATCACGGCTCCGGCTCCGGCTCCGGCTCCGGCTCCGGCTCCGGCTCCGGCATCCATCCCTGAGCAAGCCCCCGCAGAGGGCGAGCTTGCGCCCGAAGGCCGCGAGAACGTCGTCAAAACCGCCAAGGGTAACAAGGTGACCACCGGCTTTGCCGTGGTAGAGGCGGGTAGCCTGATCGTGTCCCACGATGCCGACGGCAACGCCAACCCCAATTACCCGATGGAGTTGCAGCCGCGTGACCGCGCGCGCGCCACATCGCAGGCTTGGGTGAAGAAGACCGCCCAAAACCTCGACCCAGAAAGCCTGGGGCGCACCACGCGCGCCGACACTGGCGCGCCCATCGTGGGCAAGGATCGGGTGGTGGAGTCGGGCAACGGCCGCACGATGGCCATCATCGAGGCCTACCAAATCGGCAAGGCCGATGAATACCGTGCTTGGCTTGAATCGGAAGCCAGCTACTTTGGCATCAACCCAGACAAGGTGCGCGCCATGAAGCGGCCCGTGCTGGTGCGGGTACGCACATCCGAAGTGGATCGCCGCGCTTTTGCCGTGGAGGCCAATCAGGACGACAAGCTGGGCATGACGGCCACCGAAAAGGCTCGCTCCGATGCCAAGCGCTTGGATTCGGTGTTGCTATCCTACCTGCCGGCCGATGGTGACTTAAGCGCCAACGGCGCGCGCGAGTTTCTGGCGGGCTTCCTCAAATCGCTGGGCGATGCCGAGGCCGCCCAGTACATCACCAGCGACGGCAAGCCCACGGCCAGCCTCATTGCCCGCGTGCAAGCGGCCATCTTCGCCAAGGCGTATGCCGACGACCGGCTCCTGGAACTCACTGCTGATAGCGCCAAGCCGGAGATCGCCAACATCATCAGCGCGCTGAACGCCGCCGCGCCGGACTTTGTGCGTGCAATGGATGTTGACCCGCGCGCCACCGAGGGCGCCACCCAGGCGCTCACCGACGGGATCGAGCTTTCGCTGAACCAGCAGGCCGTGGCGGCCATCATCGGCGCGACCAATCTGGTAAAGCAGGCCCGCGATGCCGGCATGCAGGTGGAAGAGTTCGTCAAGCAGCAAGGGCTGTTCGGTGACGTTGAACCCGCCGTTGCTGCCGTAGCCGTGTTCATCGCAAAAAACAACCGCAGCGCCAAGCGCTTGGGTAGCGCCTTTAAAGCGATGGCTCAGTTCATCGGGGCGGAGTTGCAGCGCCGCCAAACCGTGGACATGTTTGGCAGCGGGGGGATTCAAATCTCGATGGCTGATGTGGTGGCTGCGGCCAACCGCCAGCTCGAAAAGGAGTACGGCGAGGGCGCCTTTGCCATCGAGCAATTTGGCTTATTTGCGGGAGGCACGCCACCCGATGCCATGCCAAAAACCGAGCCGGCGCCTGCACCCGAGGCCCCTCCCGCCAGCGATGCCGAAATCCTGAGCGCCTACCGGGAAATCATCAAAGCCAGTCGCGGCATGAGGAGCATGGTGCCGATTGGCGAGCTTCACAAGGCTGTGGGCGGCAGTTTGCCGGCCCTGCAAGAAAGCCTTAAGCGCATGGTGGCGAGCGGGCAAGAAGATGCCTATTTTGTTCGTGGCGAGCCAACCGTCCTCACCAAAGACGAAAGAGACGCGGCAGTTTCTTTCAATGGCAAGACGTATTGCTTCGTTGAACTGCCGCTTGCTGACGCACCCAATCAGGGCGGCGCCAACCCAGCCGGCAACAGTGGCGCCGTGAACCGCGCCGCTGAGCGCACCGCCACTTTGGCCACCTTGGCCCAAATTGCCAGCGGCCAGCACCCGGACATGCTCAGCCCGGAGCTGTACGGCGTGATTGAGGCCGCTTTGACTGACTACCCCGAGGATTCCGAAATCGAATCGGCCGTCACGGCTGCCGTAGATGCCTTGGAAAAGGGTAATTTGGCTGCTACGGCCGGCATTTGATTTTTGGGGAAAGCCATGTCATACGATTGGAAAAAAGAGCTGGAGCGTTACCGGGATGTTGATGCGCTTTCGCCGCTACAGCGCCTGGAAAGAAATGAAATCATTGCCATTCTTTTTTCTGGCTTGCCCCGCTTTGCTTTTGATTCAGCCAAAAGAAAAAGCTTTAGCGATTATATGGATTGGCTTACCGACATTGTTGCAAGGACGCTCCCGACATCCGATCCAAACCCGGAAGAGTTAAAAAAGATGGGGGTATCTGCAAGCGATTACTTTAAGCACAAGGCGGGGATGGAGGTGGGCGCGGAAGTTCTTGAGAAAATAAATGCTTACTTGGGGCAAAATTCACAAAAAGAAAAAATTGCGGCAGAGGCGATTGTTAAGGGAAAATATACATTCAAAAACGGACGCCTCAAATTTCACCTTGCCTTGCGTGATTATCACAATGCAAGTTTTGCAGAGAGCTTTCTTAATTGCGAGGATTGGGTTAATTTTTGCGGATCAATTTCCTCGCAGGCGATTTTGGAGATAAAAAATCAAGTGGCCGACTCTTTGGTATCTCTAGAAGAAGAGGGCATTGATTCGGTTTCCGGGATCAAAGCCAAGTACGCCAAATTATTTGATCCTGGCGACGCTGTGGGTCGCGTGTGTGATTTTGTTATTTCAACTTACTCCGGCGGGGAAATTAGGGGCAACAACTTCACTGAGGATGATATTTTTGAAGATGAAAAATTAAGCGATTTATTTGAGTCAAGTGTTTTGAACAATGTGGCAAATCCCGCTGCAAAAAAACTAAAAATCTACTTTAAAAAAGCAGAGACACCAGCAGAAAAAAAGGTTGCTTCGCTAACATCAGGCTATATAACCTATTCGCGGGCAAACAATCTTCCTCTTTTATCAAAAAGCAACCCAAGAAATATATTTACCGAATTTTCAGTAAGCGACGGAAAATTAATTGAAAAAACAAAAAAGCAAGTTAACTTGCCGGACAAAAGTGAAATTTCACAAATAAAAGAGAAATTGGCCAGCCCGACTGTTGGACTCAGGGAAAGAATTGCCTTAAACAAGCGGTTGGCTGAACTAAACGAAATGCGATAGCCGGCGCAAACCAATATTCTTCACCGCCACATCACTTCATGCTTATCAATACCGCTATGGGCCTGACTCGCTTTTTACCCATTCTTGTGTTGCTGACCTTGGCTGGCATGCAAACCCTGCGCCTTGCCGCCGAAACCACTGCGCACACGCAAACCAAAGAGCAGTGGGCTACCGAAAACGCCCAAAACGCCAAGCAGCTAGTCGGTCTTGGTGTCCGCTACCGCGCCACCGAGCGCAATCTGAAGGAGCGCGCAAATGCCGCACTGGAATCGTATTTGCACGTTGCGCAACAAGGCCAATTGGCCCGCGATGATGTTGTGCGTGCTACTGAGCGCTTGCGCCAGCTCTCAGCCCGCATTGCAGACGGCGCCGCTGGATTGTCCGGCCCCGCCGCATATCCCGGCCCTGCCGGCGCCGATTGCCGCACACAGCTCGCAACCTGCGGACGCCTACTTGCAGAGGGTGCAAGTTTGGTTGCGGGCGGCGGAGGATTGGCAGCAAAAGGCGTTGATCTGGCTGCGCAGTACGGCGCAAAAGTGAACCTGTGTCGGGAGGCTTGGCCTTCCGACCGAGATTCGCACCAAGGGCAATGACTGCTTTTTAATTCGAGCGCCATCATGAGCACTGTTTACGCCGCATTGCTGGCCCGTCGTCGTACCCTGTTTGACAAAGTGGATGCCGCCGTTGCGGCCGTCAAACTCCCGCTCTTACAGCGCATTCGGCTTGGCAAAGAACTGGCCAGCGTTCGCCAAAGTTTGGCCGCTAAACCCAGCTTGAGGGAGCGCCTTACGCTGGGGCGCCGGCTGGCTGAGCTGCGCACGCTGCTACTTGGCCAAGCTAAGGCGGCCGGTGCTGAGGCGCCGCCACCGGCGCAGGTGGCCGACCCGACCCCAGACAGCCCCGCGCCGGCGGTGCGCACACCCCAAGGCCACCTCTACGAGTTTGACCCCAGCCGCAAGCTGGCTCAGCGCAAGCGCGACAACACGGCCGCCTTGGCCTTGCTGCGCCAGATAGATGCCGGCGAGGTCAACCCGTCAGCCTTGGATGGCGCCCAGAAAGCCATTCTGGCCAAGTACAGCGGTACCGGTGGCAACTTGGAGGGTGCGGACGGCAAGAAGGGCAGCGCTTACGAGTACTACACGCCCAAGCCCGTGGCATCGGGCGTGTGGGACTTGCTGGGCGAGCTTGGCTTTGCCGGTGGGCGCGTGCTTGATCCTGCGGCTGGCGTGGGGGTTTTTGGCGCCACCGCGCCGGCCAATGCCGCCGTGGACGCGGTGGAGCTGAACGCCACCAGCGGGCGCATCAACGCGCTGGTGAACAACGGGCCGGGCTACGCAACCACGGTAAGCGCCTTCGAAGCGGTGGCGGCGGCCACCCCGGACGAGGTCTATGACGCGGTAGTCACCAACGTGCCGTTCGGCGAGGTGGCTGACCGGGGCGGCAACCAGCTCAAGGACACCAAGTACCGCCGCGAGCCGATCCAAAACTACTTCGTCCTGCGCAGCTTGGAGAAGCTGCGCCCAGGTGGCCTGGCGGCGTTCATCACGCCGCCGCGTTGCGTCTCTGGCAAGGACGGCAAAGAAGAAAGCCTGCGGCAGCGGCTGAGCTACATGGCTGAGTTCGTGGGCGCCTACCGCCTGCCTAACAGCGTGTTTGGCACAGCCCAGGCGGACACCATCACCGACGTGATCGTGCTGCGCAAGTACAGCCGCGAGGTGCTGGACAAGGTGGCCGAGCTGCGCGAGCAAAACCCTGGCGTGCTGACCCAGGCCAAGGTGCTGTGGGATGAGTTCATCGGCGGCAACTACTTCAAGACGTCTGAGGGTGCCAAGCATGTGCTGGGCGAGTTTGTCGCCAAAGACCCTAACAAGCTGCGCGACGTGGATCGCGTCATCAACACCGGCAGCGTGGCCGACATTGCCAAGCTGTTGCGCAAGTTCCCGCCCAGCCGGGTGGAGTGGGCGCTGCTGGATGCGACCGAAACCCAGCCCATCATTTACAACGAGGGCGACACAGTGCGCCACGCAGGGCAAACCCTGGTGATGAAGGGCGGCGCATGGGTGGCACTACCCAGCGAATCGGATCAAAGCGCGCGTTTCGAGGAGGTGCTGGGCACGCTATCCACGCCGCTGCGGGCGGTGTTGGCCAAGGTGGAGTACCCGGCTGCTGCCCAGGTGCTGGAGCAAATGCAGGCCAGCGGCCGGGGCTTTGATGCGCCCGGCTGGCTGCGCTCGACCTTGAGTAGCGTGGCCGGTGCGCCGGCGGCGCAGCAAGATGGGCTTTGGAGTGCGGCGGCCGTGGGCTTGGCGATGGACGACGTGATGCACGAAGCCCAAGCTGAGGACGGGCCGGTGAACTACCTTGAGGAGTACCCAGAGCTGTCGGAGGCGATGAAGCGCTACGCCGGCGCCGCGCGCGAGGTGCCTGCCACGTTCAATCGCCGGCTGAAGACCGCCATGGCCAAGATTGGCATCCACTACACCCGTGCCGGCGGCTACTCTGCTGTGTGGCGCGGGGATGTGCTGCCCCAGGACAAGCCCGACGAGCGCACACCGGATCAACGCTTTGAGGCTCTGCGCTACAACGCCGGAGGCGGCAGCGCCTGGGTGAGTCTGGGCGACGCCAAGGGCGTGCTGGGCGAGGCATTCAACCCGCATGCCAGCGACGACTGGTGCGTTTCCAGCGACGGCGCCAGCGTGTGCCGGGCGGCTGACTACTACGTGGGCAACTACGGCGACTTCTCGCGGCGCATCGATGGCGACATCGCCGCCGCCAAGAGCGATGCGGTGCGCGACAAGCTGGTGCGCCAGAAGCTGGTGGCCGAGCAGCGTGTGAGCCGGCTTGATCCCGCCAGTATGAGCTTCAACCTGGCATCGCCTTTGGTGCCGCTGGAGCAAAAGGCCGAGTTCGTCCGGCGCTTCATCGATCCACGCTTTGTTGTGGCCTACGACGAGCAGGACGGCACGCCCTACATCGCCTGCGACATCAAGACGCCCAAGAACGAGCATGAAAAGTTGCTCAAGCGTTTGGGCGAGTACATGCGCAAGCGCACGGTCTCGCTGCGCGGGGCGGAGTTCAGCGACAACAAGAAGGCGCTTGAAGAGCTGCGCCGCATGATTAACGAGGCGGAGCAGGCTTTCGGCGGCTGGGTGCGCGCCAACCCGGTGGTGATGGGCAAGCTCGAAGCCTTGGCCAACGATCCCGAGCGGCTCTACTTCGAGCAAGCTGACGACGAAAGCCCCCTGGCTGTGCCCGGCCTCAATCCCGATTGGGGCGTAAAAGGGTTCCAGTGCGCCTACGTGCGCAAGACCGCACGCGAGTTCAGCGGCATCAACGGCTTTGGCGTGGGCTTAGGCAAGACAAGCACCTCCCTGGTGGCGGTGCAGTACGCCCAGGCCATCGGCACGAAGAAGAAAACCGCGTTCGTGGTGCCGAACTCGGTGCTTTCCAACTGGCGCAAGGAGGCAGCCAAGGTCTACGCCTCCACGGAGGACTGTCTGTTTGTGGGCTTGACCGTGAAAGCCGACGGCTCATTCAGCGTCAGCTCTTCAGACTACGACCGCGACCTGAACCGCATCCTGGAGAACCGCCACAGCAAGATTTTCCTAACCTTCGAGGCTTTCCAGCGCCTACGTCTTAAGGACGCCACGGCCGCCGAGTACGACAAGCACCTGGCCAAAGTGGACAAGGCTTATGCCGAGTCCGACAAGAACAAGGACAACGAGCGCGCCAAGAGCCTGCGCGAAGCCCTGATCTTCCAGCTTACCCAGGACAAGACCAAGAGCGCGGCCGCGCCGTTCTTCGAAGACCTAGGCATTGATTCCCTGGTCATCGATGAGGCGCACGCTTTCAAGAACAGCCGCAAGGTCAACGACTTCAAGGGCGGCAAGTTCCTGAGCCTGGCTGACCCCTCGGGCCGTGGCTTGGATGCCCAGGCTAAGGCCTGGTTCGTGCGCAAGGGCAACGTGCGCAACGATGGCGTGATGGGCCTCTCAGCCACCCCAATCACCAACAGCCCGCTGGAGGTGTACTCCATGCTCTCGCTGACGATGGGTGACCAGCGGGTGAACGACTTGATGATGGTGGAAGGCTCCGACCAGTTCATGGAGCTGACCTGCGCGATGGAAAACCGCGACGAGGAAACGCTCGACGGGCAGATCAAGTCCTATGACGTGTTCGTCGGGCTGAACAACGCCAAGGCTTTGCGTCGCATCATTCAGCAGAGCTGCACCATTAAGACGGCCGAGGAAGTGGGCGAGCAAATCGTCGCGCCCGATGCGGGGCGGGCGTCGGTGGCCGTGGACTTGCCCGAAAGCGTGAAAGCCACCCTGCAAGACTACAAGGGCGCTTTCCGCTTTGCCATCGATACCTTGATGGAAAAGAAAACCGTGGGCGGCAGCAAGGATGCCTATGACCGCGTGGCCGAAAAGTTCGGCGAGCCGATGGAGCTGATTGGCCACCCGTTCAACCTCATCAACAAGATGGCGGCGCTGATTGCCGACCCGGAGCTAGACGACCGGGCCACGTTCTACCGGGTTTCCGCCGTCCAGCAGGTGCAGGTGGCCGACCTGGTGGCACGCTGGGAGACCAAGGCGCCGGTGGAAGAGCGCTCGCGCCCTGGGCCAATGACGCTGGCCGGCGCCGTGGTGGGCACCAAAACCATCCGCGATGGCGACAGCGATGTGACGCTGGTAAGGATCAAAGCTTTGGCGCGGGTGTTGGATGACGGGCGGCTGTGCTTGGACAGCATGGACGCCCAGACCCAGACCGCCTTCGAGACCATGGCGGAGAAGGCTGGCGTGGATTTGGATGTGAGCGTGCCACCAAAGCTGGCGGCGCTGCTGGAGAACTTTCAAAACGAGGAGGCTCACCCGCGCGGGGTCATCAATGGGCAGCGAACCCAGCGCGTGCGCCAGCTCATCTTCTGCGACACCCTAGCCATCCACAACAAGCTCCGGCGTTTGCTTATCAAGCGCTGCGGGGTGCCGACCGGGGCCATCGCCATCATCACCGGCAAGGTAAATGGCAAGCCCGAGGAAATCCTGGCGGTGCAGGATGGATTCAACGCGGACGGGGAAGGCAATAAGTACCGCGTGGTCATCATGAACGAGAAGGGCGAGGTGGGGCTGAACCTGCAAAAGGGCACGCAGGCCATTCACCACCTCACCACCGGCTGGACGCCCGACAGCCTGACCCAGCGCGACGGCCGGGGCGTGCGCCAGGGCAACGAAACCGAGATGGTGCGCGTCTACCACTACGACGCGGACGGCACCTTCGACAGCTACAAGCGCCAACTGGTGAGCAACAAGGCCGGCTGGATCGACAGCCTGATGGCCAAGGATGGCAGCGACAACGTGGCCATTCAGTCAGGTCTGACCCGCGAGCAGTTGGAGGCCCTGATTGATTCGGTGGGCGACGCTGACGCCATGACCAAAATGCAGCAGCGGGCCACCGCTCTGGAGGAGCAAAAGCGCGCCGTGGGCACGCGCAACAAGCAAGCCGTCAACCTGGCCACGGCAGCCAAGCAACTGGCGTTTCTGGCTGGCAACGCCACGCCGGCTCATTGGTATGCCCGCAAGGCCTGCGCTTGTGCGGTGTTGTTGGCGCAGTCGAGCCTTCTGCAAGAGCGCATCAACAACCCCAGGGCCAGCGCTTCGTCGGTGCTGCGCAACCAAGCCACCAAGGCCGACATCGATGCCCGCTTGATCGGCCTGAAGCGCGACCTTGAGACCTCCGGCACGATCAAGCGCAAAAACGGCGGCAGGGATGACGGCCAAGTGGTCACGCTGGCGCAAGTCACCCAGGAGGTGCAGCGCTCACTCAAGCGCGGCGAAAAGCTCGAAGAAGAGATGTTTAAGAGCCTGACGGGGGCGACTTACCCGATGTTCGCCATTGAAGTGAGCGACGGCTCGATCCTCCAGCAAGACTGGCAGTCCGAGGTGGACTTGGCGCGCAGCATGGTGGAGGAGTCCAAGGTCAACTTCAAGCGCTTGGCGAGCGAAGCCGGGGGCATGCCGGCGGTGCTGGCCGACAAGCTGGAAACCGGCGAGGCTGCTATGGTGGATGGCAAGCCGGTGTGTACCGGCGCCTTCATCCGCAAGGACGGCAATCCGCTTTACCTTGTGCGCAAATCCACGCGCGGCGATGCGCTGGTGGCCGTGGGCTGGGTGCTGGAGCAAGGGGCGCCAATTACCGTGTCGGTGGCCGACGCCATGAGCGGCGGCGGCGAGTTGGTGTTGCCCGGCATGCCTGGCTACGACGCCTGCCTGAGCACTGCGGCGCAGGTGGAGGAACGGCTTTCCGCCGTCAAGCCTGAGCACCAGCCCGATCTCTATAGCGCCCTGTTGCCCGAGGTGGGGGAGCGCTGCGCCAAGCCGGTGGCCTTGCGCTACACCTTGCGCGACTACATGCTGCCATCCCCGCTCTTCCCCGATGTGATTGATCCAGCCAAGGCTGTGGAGGGCACGCGGGTGGTGCGCGCTATCGTGGAGCAGCAGGCCGCCATCGTGTCGGACGTGCGCGATGGCGACTACGGCGCCGGCGTGATGTTCACCGCGCCGGCCAGCGCCGGCGTGCTGCGCCGGCCAGCTGGGCGCATGCAATACAGCATTTCACTCAGCAGCATGTTGGCGTTTGCGGCGGCCCGTGGCCTGAAATTGACGTGGAGCGATGCCAAGGCTGTGGTGGATCGCCACACCTGGCCTAGTAGGGCTGTTCTTCTTGCCACGCATCAAGGTGCCCGGCTAGAAGACAGCCTCAAAGATCTGAGCACGCAGCAAGAAATAGATCAAGCTTTGGATCAGTGGGTGCAGCAGGCATTTGCTGGGTATGACCTCACAACTGATCCGGACTACAGTCAGGGGGGTGCGGCAAGTCTGCTGCAAATTGCATCCCCAGGCAGCGTTGCGATTTATGCCAATGCCATCAAAGCGCTGGAGGCCCCAAAGGCCACCGAAGCGGCAGGCGTGGCGCCAGCCACGAAACAGCGCGAGCCAGGCGACAACGACCTGGTGCTGATTGGCGGCGAGACCTTTACGTGGAAAGATCAAATCAAGGCGTCAGCTAAAGCCGCAGGCGATGTCGCCAAGTGGAAGAGAGAGCTGAACGCTTGGGAGGTACCGCTTCGGGTGTGGAAGCGCTTGATCGCAGCCTACCCACGGGCTGCGCGATCCCTGACCATGAAGGTCAGCCCACCGCTGGCTGTTGCCAAGAATTGACGCCGCGCTGGCGGCCTGGGGCCGCTAGCTTTGACCACAAGATGTGAAAACCCATGAACTTCACCCGATACCTGATTGGCGATGACGTGGCCGCTGAAGAGCTGGCACGCAAAAAGGCCAGCCTTCTTGAAACCCAAGGGCAAAGCGACTTTGGTGGATTTGCGGCCGGCGTGTTGGCGCGCCGCATGCAAAACCACCCCGAGCTGTATTTGGAGTTTGGCCCCTACTGGTGGGCACTCAAGGCAGTGCTGGCGCGCAGTGGCCACGTCATCGGCGACGATGATGCGCCGGCCCTGTCTGCCGCCTACACCGGCATCGACGATGACGCCATCATCGTCAAGGCCGAAATTTTCAAGGAGCTTTACCGCCAAACTTGGTCGGCAGGCACCCGTGTTTTTGATTTGGATGAGGCAGGAGGCGACGCATACAGGCTGGTTGACTTGGACATGGAGTCCAAGATCGGCCCTCGGTAACGATCGCAAACGTGTGCGCCCAGGCGTTACATGATGCCTCATTGCAACCCTAGTGAGGCACAAAGTATGTCCGTAGGCATTATGGTTAAAGCTGGTGGCCAATGGATTCCAGTAACACAGGCGCAATTTGATGGGATTCGCAAACGCCCGCCTGTGCTTGTGTTCAACCCAGCAATTGCGCCTTACAACGCACCTCGATCGAACGGCAAGCCTGGGTTTGTTGGTTTTTACGATCCGCCAGAAAATGTAAATAACTCAAGCTCGCGTGGCTATATTATTGATCTTGGCGACGATTGGGATCAGTACCGTAGTTGGTTGTTATCCGTAAGTGGGGATGGAGCTGGATCAGTATCGTTTTCGACGTTTTTAAGCGAAAACGAGGTGCGCAATATGCGCACTACTTACCTGGCAGCAGTCACAACGACGGGCATTGCATCCGTCACAGTTGGCCAAACAACTGCATGCGTTGCTTTACTGATGACGCAGGGTCGCTACGTGCAAGTGTCAATCGCAAATTACAGCGGGGGCGTGCGGTCTTACCAAATGCAAGTGACCGCTTATCCAACCTAACCTTCCCTACCTCCACCCCACCCTTATTTATAGGAGATTTGTATGTATGTGATCTGTGATGGCGAGAAATACGTCGATCCCGCCCTGGTGTGCTCAGCTTGGTATGACGCCGGGGCTGGCGTTGTGACTTTGCAAGACGCGAGCGGCAATCAGTCTGTCATCGTCGTCAGCGATGCCGCTCACGCTCAAAACGTGATTGCGGCGATCAAAGGCCCCGAGCTGAGCTTGCCCACGGCTTAAGTGCACAGCGTAAGGCGGCACTCTCACGGTAATGCGGGGGAGCGCATAAGTGATGTGCTGCCACATTGCGCGGCATGCCTTCCACCGAAAAATCACAAGTCCAAGCCGCTCGCGCGCTCGTTGCCCCAATGATGCAGGAAGGGCAAAGCGGGGCAATTTCCCGTGCTGCGGACGCCATGATGGGCTGGGTAAAACGGCTTGGCGGGGCGCCCGTGGCACAACAACCGGTAATGGCTTTTGGCGCCAATGCCGGAGCCGATGGCGTTGATTGGTACTCGGGAGCTGACGGCATCAGTTCCCAAATCCTCATGGGTACACCGAATTCGGTGGGCCGCATGCGCCAAATCATCTACCAGGGCTACACCGACATGCTCGGGGACGGCCTGGTGAGCCAAGCCCTACACATCCACGTCACGGCGGCCCTCGGAGGCCATGAAGCAAAAGGGCAGCTGATATTTATCGAGGCCAAGCCCGGCGCCACGGCGGATCAAAAAAAGCAGTGCCAAGACATGCAGCGCCGCTTAGGCGCCATGCTCGACAAAGCTCTACCCACGGTAGGCTACAACGCGGTGGCTTACGGTGACGGCTATTGCCGGCCCTACGGCAAAGCGGGGGTGGGGTTGGTGTCGCTGGTCACGGGGGATGTGGTGTTGCCGCCGCTGATTCAGGCTTACGAGCGCGCCGGGAAAACCGTGGCCTACATGGTGGCCACCGGGCCAAAGCAGCAAGAGCGCATGAACATTGCGCAAATCGCGCGCATGAAGATGCCGCGCATGAACTACGTGGCGCAGCCACGCTCGGAAGAAAAAGCCGTCAAAACAAACTTGCTGCAAGACGATGCAGACAAGCTGGTGGCATTGCCCGCTGAAGTTGGCGGCTCTTTTCTGGCTGGCCTAGAAGAGGACTTCACCGCATACCGGCGCGCAAGCAAGGGCTTGGTGGCGCAGCGTATCAAAGCGTCAATCGATGAAACGTACTATGCAGTAAACCTCACGAATTCGCCGCCTGCACAACAAAAACGATTTTTGGGCATGCTCCAAACAATTTCGGAGCGGGCGGCAAAGTTCTATCAGGATATGGCTGAATCAGGCACTTACTGGTTTGGCAAACTCACGCACTACATTCCCGTCAGCAACGAAAAGCAGGTGGTTGAACTGCGCAGCAATAGCGCACAGGCCTCCAGCCCAACAAACATCACGATTGATGATGTTATGTACCACGCCAAAAAAATGGCGGGTGGCTTAGGAATTGATTTGACGATGGTCGGGTTTTCTGACTTGTTGTCTGGTGGTTTGGGTGAGGGCGGCTTCCTGCGCAACAGCATTCAAACGGCTGAACGCAGCCGTTTATTCCGTGTGGCGGCCGCCGATTTTGTGAATCACTTGTTAAGCCTAGATCGGTATTACGCCACTAGCAAAACATATTCTGATGACGACTGCTTTTGGGATGTCAAATTTGCCGGCGGCATTAGCGCGCAACAAGCGGAAGCGGCAAAAACAAAAAGTGACCAAATTGGTGCAGCCAGCATGCTGGTGGCCACGATGGCGCAGCTTAAAGACCTGGGGTTGAGCAAAGACGGGATGTTGACGATGCTCAAAAACCAGTTTGGCCTTGATGAGGATGAGGCCACAACCTACGCCAATGATTTGGCCGCCAGCACCGCCGGCGGCGCCGGCGACGAAGGAGAGCCGCTGTGAGCCTGCCACCGGTAAGCGGCTCCGTGCTGTCGGCTTACGAACAGGCCATTTCCAGGGTTGACAAAGCCCGCGCCGCTTTGAGCGCGCCGTTCATTGGGGCTGATGTTGTGCGAGCCATGGGCGCAGCAGGCGCGGTGGCCAACGCTTTGCTCAATCGAGGTGGCGGCCTGCCGCCTAAGCCGGTGCCCGGCCTTGCTGCGCTCACAAACAAGGGCGTAATCCGCCAGGTGCATTACGGCAGGATCGAGCGACTTACCCAGCAGGTGCGCGCCCTTAGCTTGAGCTGGGCCAACTTGTGGAGCGTGGAGATCACCGAAGCCCGCTCCGGCAAGGGTGCTTTGAGCACCCAGGCTGGCGAGCGGCTGGAGTTGCTGGCCGAAAGCGTGAGCTTTGGGTCGCGCACGCTGAGTGGCGAAACCATCCCCGTGGGCAGCGCCGCCATCGATCGCCGTGGCGTAGCCCAGGGCACCAGCATCCGCATCACAACTCGGGATGATGCTGACGGCACCCTCCAGCAGTGGTTTGAAGGCAAGTGCGACCAGGTGGCCCACCCTGACGGCACGTTCGGCTACCCAAAGGACTACCTACTGCTGATCCGCGTGACCCGACTCAAGCGAGACCCCAAAGCGCTCGACGGCGAGTTGCTTAACGGGTTTTCGCGTGAGTTTTTGGTGTCGGCTGCGTCTTGCGAAGAGGAGTACGCGCGCAGCGAAAACCAGCTGCAAACCGTCAATTTGACCTTCGAACCCTCAAATACGTTTGACCCGGTAAACCTGGTGGCAAAGTGACATGCAAAGCGACAACCAAGGATTTTTGACGGGTGGCACGCCCTTGGGGCTGCGCTCTGCGGGTGATGAGCAGCAGATGGCGGGGCTGCTGGGCGCTGTCAGGCAGGACACACACCACATCCTGGCCATGATGCGCAAGCATGCGGCCGTGGTGACAAGCCGGGCGCGGGCTGTTCCTGCTGCGCTAGCAAGCAAGGAAACTCAGCTAGTTGCCAAAGCCATTCGGCAGGCTTTTCGGGGGCAAGCTCCCACCAGCGTGCCCAGCCGGGCTACGTCGTCGCCAGCAGCGGCGGCAGCGGCTTCCCAGCGCGCTCTGGAGCGACCCCGCGATGACCGAGGGCGGTTCGTGCGCTCAACTGCGGCGCCGGCCACCCCCCAAACAACCAGCGCAGCCAAAGCGGCGGCCCAGGCGCCGCAAGAGACGGCACGCACGCTAGCCAGCATGGCCGAGCATGAGCAAAAAGCCCGGCGTGAAGACCGAGCTGAGCAGCGGATGCGCGATGGCAATGGGCGCTTCCAAGGAGGTGGCGAGGGCCAAGACAGTGGCGGGGCAGTCGGGCGAATCCGTGCCGCTGGTGGAGCCGTCGGAGAAGTGGCCGATCAAGCGCTGAGCGGAACGGCGGGGCTTGACCCCACGCTGGCCGCAGCCGAGGAAATGCGCAACCTGGCCACCTCCGTCAAGAACGTGGCCACGCCAGTAATGCAAGGCATTGGGGCACTGACTGGGCTAGGGGGCTCTCAGGAGCAAAAACAAACGGGGTGGCTCAAGCGCATTGCCCAGACGCTGGGCTTGAGCCGGCGCGATGCCAAGACCCAGTCCAATCAACAAGTGCGCGGGCTGCGCGATGTCGCCAAAGCGGCGGGCAAAGAAAAGTCCGGCGGGCTGCTGTCCATGCTGCCGCTGCTGTTGGCGGGGCTGCCCGCCATGCTCAAGCGGTTCTTGTGGCAAGGCGCCATTCCCCGCTTGCTGGATCGTTACGGGGTGCCCAGCGCGATTGGGCAGCGCGCCAAAAGTGCTAGCGGCTGGTTTGGCCGCATGGGCGAGCGCGTAGGCGCAGCAGCAACGGGCGCATGGGCGTGGGCCAAGTCACGGGTAGGCCGGCCCGCCTCTGCCGCAGCAGAAGCGGCCGCCAAGGCTCTTGGGTGGCTAGGGCGCGGCGGCAAATCTGCCTTGAAGTTCTTGGGGCGCCTGCCAGTCCTTGGGACGGCGCTAACGGGTCTTTCGGCATGGATGAGCGATAACGACATCCAAAACGACCCAAACCTCACGGATGAAGAGCGCCGTAAAGCGCGAGCCGAGAATTTGAGCGGGGCCGTCGGCTCGCTGGCCGGTGGCTCGCTTGGGATGGTGCTGGGTGGCCCCATTGGCGCCGTCATAGGCGCATGGCTGGGAGGCGAGGGCGGCAAGCTCCTAGGCGAGCCGATGATGAAGGTATACGACTTCATCCGCAAGCTGACCGTCTGGGACAAGCTCGGGGAGTTCGCTGATGACGCCGCATCCTCCTGGGGGCAGTTTTCGGGATGGGTCAGCCGCCTGGTGGGCGGTGATGAGCGCGACCCACGCCTACCCAAGCCCGTGGCCGCTCTATCTCCGGCGCAAGCTGCCGGCGCCCCTGGCAGCGCGGTAAGCACCACTTTTGAAAGCGGCGGCAACCCTAACGCCGTGGGCAATAACAAAGGCGACCCCGGCGGCCCCTCTTACGGGCTGTACCAACTGTCAACCAATACCGGAACGCTTAAAGCGTTTTTGGCCAAA